ATTAATAACTTTCAAGGTTACCCTTTTCCAGATTACTCTTCTAATAGAAAATCACTACCTTGTTCAAACAAGATATCGTCATGTGCACCAAAAAGAGAGGTTATTAAACCTAAACTACCTGCAGGTAAAACAATCAGTATTGCATACAACAAAGGTAATTATCAAGTTGTAGACATTTCTGATATTACAACAATGGGCAGAAAAGTATGAACAAAATAATTTGCAAACCGCTATTGACAATGCTATTAATGCATAGTATAATAAAGACATAATCAGAAAAGAAAGAGAGAAATTATGAAAAATATTACAACAGTTGTTGTGGAATCCACCCAAATGTTAAAACTAATGAATGAATTTGTAGATTATGTTTATAGTTTTTATGGTGAAGATGGTATCTATGACATGGGTGCCACTAGAGATAATATCACTACTGCAACTATTGACTATATTTCAAGTTTAAGTGTATATAATCACCATCAAAAATTTTGTGGTGATAGTCTTGATAGAGAAAGAGTAAGAGATATTCTTACAAGTAAGTTTAATTTAAAGGAGTTATATAATGACATATAGAGAAACAATGAAAGATTTATTTAATAAACATAATGCAATGATGGCTGGTCAATATCCAGACGGAGACTATTCAACAGAGTTTAAAAATATTTGTGATTTTTACTGTTTAGATTCACTTGCAGAATGGGAAAGTCTAGAAGATACCATCTAGACTGCTGTTGACAAAGCTTATAGTTGTGATATACTGTAAGAGTAATAATAATAATAATTAAATCAATGAGGTAAATAATGATTTGGTGCTTTAACGAACACAGAGATATTCCATTAGATATTAAACTATTTTTAGAGAATGCTTCTGGTGAATCTTTAAAAAAACTTTCAATAGAAGATATTAATAGTTTCTTAACAGGCTACGATAATTTTAATAATGATATTTTAGGAAAGGATTATATATAAGATGAAACATAATGGTTTTAAAAGAAATAATGACTTTGGTTTTAAAAAAAATAGAAATAAGTTTCAAGAACAAAAAACTAAGGGTTCTGCAGTTGTTGTTCAAAACAATAACATTGATAAAGCATTAAGAAAACTTAAAAAGAAATTACAAAAAGAAAACTTTTTCAATGAATTAAGAAGTAGAGAGTTTTTTGAAACAAGAAGTGAAAAGAAAAGAAAAGAGAAAGCAGCGAGTACAAGAAGATGTATCAGAAAATCAGAAAAAATAAAAGAGTCAATGGTCTAAAATGGACAGCTTGTGTTATATTAATATTAGAATTAATGTTGACCTCATTTAATATATATCCTCTTAACTTATATTTTATGGTTATAGGAACTTTTTTATGGATTATGATCGCTTTCTTATGGAAAGAGACCTCATTAATGATATTAAATATAATGGCTTGTTTAATTGGTTTAACAGGAATAGTAAATTCATGGATATAAATATGAGTATGGAAAAAAATAAAAACATAATTATATTCCCTAAGAAGTATAAAGGTAAAAGAGAAGTTAAAATACCTGATTATGATGTTATGGAATTAAATGAAGATATGGCATTTGCAGATAATCTTACAGAAGGATTAATTGTACAAGTTGTGCATATGATGAGTGAAAATGGTGTTAAGGTTACCTCTAAACCATTTATTTCAGATTTAGCATTTATCATAGAATCTATTAAATCTAGTCTTTATAGGGATTTAAACATAGAACATGATATGCAAGATTTAATGGACGAGTTCATGACTTCTGAAACTGATGAGAAGACAAAAAAAGTAAGTACTACTTTTAACATGGAATTAATACCAGAATTTTTAAAAAAAGTAAAAGAGATAAAAAAAGATAAATGATTTTAGTTGATATGAATCAAGTTACAATTAGTAATTTGATGATACATTTGAGTAATAATGAATTGAACGAAAATATGGTTAGACATATGGTCCTTAATTCATTGCGTTCATATAAATCAAAATTTGGTAATGATTATGGTGAATTGGTTCTTTGCTATGATGATAAGCATTACTGGAGAAAAGAATACTTTCCTAATTACAAAGCAAATCGCAAAAAAGATAGAACTGCATCTAAGTTAGATTGGAATGAATTATTTGAAACACTAAACAAAATTCGTGATGAAGTCAAAGAATATTTCCCTTACAAAGTTTTACAAGTAACTGGTGCAGAAGCTGATGATATTATAGCAACGATTGTAAAAGTAATATCAGAAACCCCTAAATTATTTGAAAATGTTTTAATCATGTCAGGAGATAAAGATTTTATACAATTACAAAAACATTCATTTGTAAAACAATATTCACCCACATTAAAAAAATATGTAAATGGTGTTGACCCAAATCAATATCGTATTGAACATATATTTAAAGGTGATAGAGGCGATGGTATACCAAATATTTTATCTAGTGATAACACATTTGTTGAAGGCATTAGACAAAAACCATTAAGTAAAAAGAAAATAGAAGAATGGATTTCCAAAAATGAGTGGCCTATTCCAGAGTGGAATGATGAACTCAAAAGAAACTATCAAAGAAATAAAACTTTAATAGATTTGGAATGTTTACCAAGTGATATATTTGAACGAATATATATTACTTGGAAAGATTATGAAATAACTGACAGAAGTAAAATATTACAATATTTTATGAAATACAAGTTACGCGAACTAACTGAAAAACTAGGAGACTTTTAAATGGCTTATACTGATTCTGAAAATGTAAATGCAGTGAATGTTGTTAGACCTCTAATTCATGAGATTTTGACAATGGTGAATAATGCTAAAGACAAACCAAAAAAAATACAAGTATTAAAAAAATATGATAGTGAGGGTTTAAGAATGGTTTTAAAATCATCATTTGACCCAAAGATTGTTTGGAGATTACCAAAGGGTGATGTACCATTTAAAAAAAATGATGCACCTGAAGGTACTCAACATACTAGATTAGAGATGGAAGCCAAAAAATTATTTCACTATATTAAAGGCGGAAATGATAGACTTAATCAGATGAAATGTGAACAGATGTTTGTTCAATTATTAGAAGGATTACAAGAACATGAAGCTGAAGTAATAATACTTGCTAAAGACAAAATACTTCATCAAAAATACAAAGGTTTATCAAAACAAGTAGTACAAGAATCATTTAATTGGGACGAAGACTATCTTAATACAAAACACCCAAAATATAAATCAAAATAGGGGTTGACATATACAAGATAGTGTGGTACTATTAGTATAATGAGTAATTAAAAAGAAAGAGAGTTATATTATGTTATTTTGGATTTATTTATTAATTGGATTTACGACCAGTTTCCTGGCGGCAGGTGCTGTTGACGGTGATACCTCTCTCACTACTCTTTCCGTCTTATCTGCCGTAGGAATCATGTTCTTATTATTAGCAATGTTTGAAAACTTTAGAAATGGCGAAGAATAAGAATGTGCATAAAGAAGTGCTAGAACATCAATTTGATTATTCTAGCATTTCTTCTTTTTTAACTAGGAGAGGTACTATGTTAAAATATGTCGTATTAGGAACAGCAATTTTTACTATTGGTGTTTCATTTTTCAATAAAAATGCACCAACTGATTGGACAGAAGGTTATCAAGTTAGTAAACTTGATGTTTCATTTCCAGACATCACTCCAACAATAAATTATATTGACCATAATCAAGTTACTTGTCTTGCTAAGAATATGTATTTTGAAGCAAGAAGTGAAGGTATTGCAGGGCTTGTTGCAACAACACAGGTTGTTTTAAATAGAGTTACAAGCGAACAATATCCAAATACTGTCTGCGGTGTAATTGAACAAGCAAAAATATCACAGTGGTGGTTAAAAGAAAAAGGTATTAAAAAACCTATAAAAAACAAATGTCAATTTAGTTGGTTCTGTGATGGCTATTCAGATGAACCAAAAGATGAAAAGACTTATAATGAATTGTATATTCTTGCAGAAGAATTTGTTGCAGGTAAATACAAAAGAATGATTGATATTACTGACGGTGCCTTATGGTATCATGCAGATTATGTACACCCTAAATGGGCAAATAAAAAAGAAGTAACAACAAAAGTAGGAAGGCACATATTTTACAGATGAATGTATTTTATTTAAATAAGTCTCCTGAAATTTCAGCAATAGAACATTGTGATAAACATGCAGTAAAAATGTGTGTAGAATATGCACAACTATTATCAACTGCACATAGAGTTTCAGATGGTATAGAATATATTGGCAAAACTAAAACAGGTAGAAGAGTTAAAAGATGGAAACACCCTAATTTAGAATTTGATAAAAATTTAATGTTGGCTAGTCATGTAAAACACCCACATGGGATTTGGTGTAGAGAAACAAAAGGTAACTATTCTTGGTTACTTCATCTATTAGTAAACTTACTTAAAGAATATACACATAGATATGGTAAAAGACATTTAGTAGAAAATAGAATGCCATATTTAAATTTTATACCTAAACATATTTCTCAAGATATGAGAACAACAGAAATACCTCAATGTATGCCAGAGTATT